GGACAAGACTCAAGGAAGAAGATCCAACCGAATATATGTTGAAAAGAGATCAATATAGAGAACTTCAAGATAATAAAAGAGTAGTTGAAGAAGAACAAAAGAATCTTCAATACAAACAACAACAAGAGCATGAAACTAAATGGCAAGAAGAACTTGTTAGACAGCAACAACTTATGGCAGAAAAACTCCCTGAATGGGTTGATCCTGACAAAGGTCCTAAATTGAAACAATCAATTAAAACCTTTGCAGTTAAAAAAGGATTTACCGAACAGGAAGTTAATAGCTTAATTGATGCAAGGTCTGTAGATGTTCTACATAAAGCCATGTTGTATGAAAATCTTTTAGCAGCTAAGATTTCTAATAAGAAAACTAAAGTTGTACCTAAAGTTCAAAAACCTGGTTCTCCAGCAACAAAAGGTGAAATATCTAGTGATAAAGTTAAGGCACAAAGAGCAAGGTTAAGGAAGACTGGGCATGTAAATGATGCTAAAAGCGTTATTGAAAGCCTAATGAACTCTTAGCTTAATACAAAACTTTTTTAATATAGGTAATCAAAAATGGCAATTTATACTAACTCTTATGAAACTTTTGATAGTAACAATAAGAGAGAAGACTTGGCGAATGTTATTTATAACATCTCTCCAACTGAAACTCCATTTATGTCTAGCATTGGTACTGGTTCAGCTAGTGGCACAAAGCATGAATGGCAAACAGATAGTTTAGCAGCAGCAGCAGCTAACCTAGTAATTGAGGGTGATGACTCTCCAAACAGAGCTTTAACAGCAACAACAAGACTATTAAACTACACACAGATTTCTACAAAACCTGTAGTAGTTACTGGTACTCAAGAAGTTGTTAACAAAGCTGGTGTTTCTTCAGAGATGGCTTATCAAATAGCTAAAGCTGGTAAGGAACTAAAAAGAGATATGGAACTAGATATGACTGGTAAACAAGCAGCAACAGCAGGTTCTTCAGGCACAGGTCGTGCTTCAAGAGCATATGAGTCTTGGTGTAACACTAATGAACTTCATGGTTCAGGTGGTTCTACTAATAGTGCTGGTGCAGTTACTGATGGTACTCAAAGAGTGCTAACAGAAGCACTTTTAAAATCAAACTTAAAAACATGTTACGATGAAGGTGGTAATCCTGACCTATTGTTAGTTGGTTCATTCAACAAACAAAAAGTATCAGGCTTTACTGGTAACTCTACTCGTATGGACATGGCAGAAGATAGAAGTCTAGTCGCTACTATTGATGTTTATGTTTCTGACTTCGGTGAAGTTAGAGTAGTAGCTGACAGGATCTTAAGAAGTTCAGGAAGAACTGCACTTGTAGTTGACACAGAAATGTGGGAAGTTGCATATCTAAGACCTTTCGGTGTACAAGACTTAGCGAAAACTGGTGATGCTGAGAAGAAGCAATTACTAGTTGAATATACTTTAGTTGCTAAAAATGAAGCAGCTAATGGTAAAATCGCTGATTTAACTACATCATAATAAAATTTTACTTTCCTCATAGTTAGTAAAGGGTGGGGTTTTGCACTCCAATGTTTTCCCCACCCACCTAGATACATTAATGATGGCCTTGAAGAACGTATCGCTTCGGAACGAGGGTCGTTAATATGGAGAATATTTAATGAGAACATTAAATGATTATTTTGTAACAGCAGAGATAGAAGATATATCTACTGCATCAAGCACATTTGTACCAATACCTGATGGTGGTAGAGTAATTAAAATTATTACTGCATTACAAGGAGCTATTGGAACTGCAAATGGTGGTATTAGTTTTGAAATTGGTGGCACTGCTATTACTGGTGGTGGCATTACAGTAACTCAATCAGGCTCAGCAGCAGGTGATGTTGACACAGCAGAACCTACAGCAGCTAATAGAGTTGAAGAAGATGGTTCAATTGAAATGATTACAAATGGAGCATCATCAAATGCAGTTAAACTATTAGTAACATTCGTAATTAGGAGATAAGCATGGCAAATTGGTTAGGTGGTTACAGAGTAATAGCGAATCACACAAGAACGACAAGTAGCTCATCAGCACAAACATCGGCTTTCAATGATAGTATTGAATATGTAAGAGTAACAACTACTGGCCCAGTATTTATTGAGTTTGGAGCAAATCCTACAGCAGCAACTGCAACTTCAATATACATGGCAGGAGATGAATCTATCATATTTAAAATAGATGGTGGCATGAAAATGGCAACCATTCACGCTAGTGGAACACCTACTGTTTATGTTCAGGAGCTTAGTGAATAATGAAAAGAAGGCTAGGAGATGGCGAAACCTTTCATTTTTCAGAACATTCAGGGGAATTTGCAATACAATACAAATCCCCTGATTTGTCTAAATTAATACAAAACAACAAAAGACTACAAGAGGAAGATCATCACATGAGAGATGACTTTCGTTTATGTGCAAGAATACCAGTAATGGTTGCACAAGAATGGAAGATTAAATTTGGAATTGATATAAACAAAAAACAAGATATGAAGGCTATTAAGAAACTACTTAACAGTCCTGATTACAAATATTTAAAGACAACTAGTAGAGTAATATAATGGCAATATCAACATACGCAGAACTTAAAACATCTATAGCAAACTGGTTAGATAGAAGTGATTTAACCGATGTTATTCCTGATTTTATTGCTTTAGCTGAAACAAGACATAAAAGAGATTTTAAAATCAGAAGAATGGAAACTAGGGTAACAGCTAACACTATAGCCGATACTGAGTATTATACTTTACCTGATAATTATATTGCTATGCGTAATATAAAACTTAACACAGATCCTAAAACTCCATTAGAGTTTTTAACACCTGAAATAATGGACAGATTACAAGCAGGAAGTAGCGTAGGTTGCCCAAAATCTTATTCAATTAAAGGCAATACTATACAAATAAGACCAATACCTGATGGTGTTTATGAAATAGAAATAGCTTATTACAAAACATTTACTCCTTTATCAGACACCAACACTACAAACGATATGCTTACACATCACCCTGATGTTTACTTATATGGTGCGTTGGTTGAAGCAGAACCTTATTTACAAAATGACAAAAGATTACAAGTTTGGGCAGGTTTATATAATAGAGCCAAAGATTCTGTAATAGAATCTAACGAGAGAGATCGACACTCAGGCACAGCACCTGTAACAAGAATTGACTATGGGTTATATTAATGACTACATGGACTATAGTTTCTAATACCTCAGAAGGATATTTTGAAACAGAAGATAACATATATGTACTTGCAACTGAAGATGGTGGTTTGTTACAACAAGAAGGATCTATAGTAATAGCTCCTGATGATTGGCAAGATGTACCAGCAGTGGCTACAACAACCTGGACTATACAATAAATGGCAACTAAAAAATTATCAGAATTAACAACGACAACAAGCCCTAACAGTGCTTCTATATTTGCAATAGCATATAGTGGTTCTAATTTTGGAGTTACTTTAGCTAATGTAGCAGCTAATCTACCAGCAGTTACAGCAGCTAGTTTAACATCTTCAAGCACATTAACCACAACAGGCAACGCTACTATAGGTGGTGATTTAACCATAACAGGCGATGATCTGACTATGGGTACAAATACCAGTGGTGCAGCTTTAATAGCCGATGGAACTAATTTTAACCCTGTTGTTATATCAGGCGATATAGCTATAGCTACCAATGGTGCTGCAACTATACAAGCAGATGCTGTTGAAGGCAGTATGTTAAATAATAATGTTATTTCAGGACAAACTGAAATTTCATCAGGTTTAGCAGATGCAGATGAATTATTATATTCAGATGCTGGAACTTTAAAGAAAGTTGGAATGGACACCATGAAAACTTATTTTTCTCCAGTAGCTGGTTCTAGTTCAATCGTTACAACAGGAACTATATCATCAGGAACTTGGGAAGCTACAGACATAGGAGTAGCTCATGGTGGAACAGGAGCTTCATCTTTAACAGCTAATGGCGTGTTAATCGGTAATGGCACATCAGCAGTAACTGCTGTAGATATGTCTACTAAAGGTAAATTATTAGTTGGAGATGGTTCAGGAAACCCACAGGCTTTATCAGTAGGAACTAATAATCATGTATTAACTGCTGATAGTAGCGAAGGAACAGGTATAAAATGGGCAGCAGTAACAGCAGCAACCCCTACTGATATTACAGTAGCAGATGAGAGTAGCGATACAAGTTGTTTCCCACTGTTTGTTACGGCAGCAACTGGGGATTTAGGTCCTAAAACAGCATCAGGATTAACTTTTAACTCAAGCACAGATGTATTGTCAGGAACTTTTGCAGGTAATATAACTGGTAATGTTACAGGAAATACATCAGGAAGCTCAGGTTCTTGTACTGGTAACTCGGCTACAGCAACAACTTCTACAAACGTAACAGTTGCAGATGAATCTTCAGATACAACGTGCTTTCCATTATTTGTTACAGCAGCAACAGGCGACCTTCCACCTAAATCAGGAAGCAATCTTGCTTTTAATTCTAGTTCAGAAGTCTTAGCAGCTACTGGATTTGCAGGTGATTTAACAGGAAATGTTACAGGTAACACTTCAGGCACATCAGGCTCTACCACAGGAAATGCAGCAACAGCAACAATTTTAGCTACAGCAAGAGATATTGGTGGCGTTAGTTTTAACGGATCAGCAAGTATAAACTTACCAGGTGTCAATATAGCAGGTAATCAAAACACTTCAGGTACAGCAGCAGGATTATCAGCAACTCTCGCAACAAGTAGTGGTGGTACAGGATTAACAGGAGCAGTAGTTGGTAAACAAACAATATATATACCAGCAGCAGCTATGTACCCAAACACTACAGCAGGTTGTGCAGCATTAGCACAAGTAGAATTATCAAATGGCCCTGAAATAAAAGTTTTAGATTTTGATGCAAGTTCAGATGAACACGCACAGTTTACAGTATGTTTTCCTAAATTATGGAATGAGGGAACAGTTACTTTTCAACCATTTTGGACAGTAACAGGAACAAATACAGGCACAGTAGCTTGGGGATTGTCAGCAGTAGCTTTTGCAGATAATGGAGATATTAATACAGCTTTTGGAACTAATGTAGTTACAACAGCTAAAGCTCATAGTGGAACTTCTAATGATTTAGATGTATCAGCAGAAAGTGGAGCAGTAACTATAGCTGGAAGTCCAAGTGTTAACGAAATGGTATTTTTCCAAATTATGAGAGATGTATCAGCAGATGACCAATCAGGTGATGCAAGATTGTTGGGAATAAAATTATTCTTTACAACAGATGCACTAACAGATGAATAGGAGATAAAATGTTTGGTTATAGAGTATTAGGATTTGGCACTATCGGTACAGCTCCTAAACCTGATTATAGTGCAGATTTTTTAGTAATAGCTGGTGGTGGTGGCTCAGGACACAATTCAGGTGGATTTTCAGGTGGAGCTGGTGGAGCTGGTGGATATAGAAATTCTTTTAACTCTGAAACTTCAGGTGGTGGTGGCTCATCAGAAAGTTCTTTAACTTTTAGTGATGGAGTAACTTATACAATTACAGTAGGTGCTGGTGGTGCTGGTAGTGAATCAACTAATGGTGCTAATGGAGCTAATTCAGTTATTTCAGGTACAGGTATTACAACAATCACATCTCTAGGTGGGGGTTATGGAGGTCTTGGTGGTGCATCAAATACTGCTGGTGCAGTAGGTGGTTCAGGTGGTTCAGGTGGTTGTAGTGCTGGTAGTTCTCCCGGAAGTAATCAAGTATCAGTCGCTGGAACATCAAATCAAGGTTTTGCATCAGGTAGCACTAATAGTGGTGGTGATGATAACTTAAATAGTGGTGGTGGTGGTGGTGCTGGTGCTGTCGGAGCTAATGGTGTTTCAAATGCTGGAGCTGGTGGTACTGGTGTAGCATCTTCAATAACAGGTTCTTCTGTCACAAGAGGTGGTGGTGGAGGTGGTGGTAGTTATAATCAATCTGCTGGAGCTGGTGGCTCAGGCGGAGGTGGTGCTGGTAAAACTCAAGTGGGAGATGGTAGTCATGGTGTTGCTGGAACAGCTAATACTGGTGGTGGTGCAGGAAGTCCTAGTGCAACTGGTGGAAGTGGTGTTGTAATTTTAAGAATGCCTACAGCTAGTTATTCAGGAACTACAACTGGTTCTCCATCAGTTTCAACATCAGGGTCAGACACAATTTTAACATTCACTGGGTCAGGGAGCTACACAGGATAATGGCACACTTTGCAAAATTAGGAGTTAACAATATAGTTGAAAATGTTGTAGTAGTATCAAATGATATTGCTACAAATGAACAAGCTGGTATAGATTTTTTAAATAATTTATATGGTTCAGAAGATAATTGGAAACAAACCTCTTATAATGGAAATATTAGAAAAAATTTTGCTGGTACTAGATATACATATGATGAAACAAGAGATGCTTTTATACCACCGAAACCTTATAATTCGTGGGTATTGAATGAAACTACTTGCATATGGAAAGCACCAGTTGATTATCCAAGTGATGGTAAAAGATATAATTGGAATGAAGAAAATCAAACATGGAATATAATTGAATAATAATAGCACTATTGAAAATAACATACCCAGTAAATAATTAGGAGAAACAAATGGGATTAGAAACAGGAACATATATATCGGACTTAAATAGTTCAAACCCAGTAGCTGGTGATCCAGTTAATGAGGGTGATGACCATTTAAGACTTATAAAATCAACAGTCAAAGCAACTTTCCCTAGTGTTACTGGTGCAGTTACTTCAACACACACAGAATTAAATTTATTAGATGGTGTTACAGCTAATACTACTGAGCTTAATTATTTAGATATTACAACACTTGGTACAGCACAAGCATCTAAAGCTGTAACAGCAGATGCTAATGTAGATATTACAGGTGTAAGAAACTTAACTTGTAGTGGCACAATTACAATAGGATCAAATACAGCAACAACTATACAAGCTGTTTACCCTGTAGGTTCTATTTATATTAATGCAGCAGTATCTACTAATCCTG